TTCCGTCTTGATATTGAGTATCTTTTGGCATATAAAAACCTCCGGTGTACGTTGCCCGGTAGTTTTGCGTTCCTTGCCTAAAGTCGCCGCCAATACTCCCCGTTTGCCATGCGTTTGAACCGTTCATCACAAATCTTCCTGCAGGATAGTCAACCACAAAAGCATTCGCATCAATGTCATCCCAGTCAGAAGTTGAATTTACTCCGGCGATTCTTTCAACAAGAATCGTTTGTCCGGCAATGATCGGAAAACGTTTAACATAGAGACTTTTTCCACCCTTACCATTAAGAAGCTCTTGAACAACTTCTTGTCTGGCGAATTGACGCTTGCAATACGTCTCAATGAATTTGGAAGCTCCGAGAATAAGCATAGTGAGAACCGCATCTTTTGAGGATCCTGATATTTCGAGGATTTGTTTTGCTCGATTGAGAGTTGTGAGTGCGTTGTCGAGAGCTGCCATACCTTTATATTACACTTTTTTTCCGGTTGCTGTCATCTGGCGGTTTTGATAGCCAGACATTTTTCGAGTTCGATAGCGTTTTTTACAATCACATTGATCCGGACGGAGACGGCATTTGAAACAACGATTATAGATGAGGAGTTGACCGCAACAAGTAGCTGGCATAGTTCTATCTTATCATAAGACAAGGAGTCGCCCTGCCCAAGCAACTCCTCCACTTAAATCATAGCATATTATCGATGCGGATCATCATTGATGCCACCGATCTTAGTGTGATTCGTTCGAACCAAGTACATGGAGACAACAAGGAAAAAAGCGTTTGATAAAACGTCACTCTGAATCCTAAAAATTGAGGTATAAATAACCGCTGCAGTTATCATAACCGAGATAACGGCTTGAGTAATTTCCCAAATAAGATTGATATGACGCTGTCCGGCTTTTGTCTTATCTTGTTGAACAGTTGTCGTCGGGCTAAGCGGACTTTCTGTCTGCGTCTCCTCTGCCATACCTCAAGAATATCAAAAAAGAAATCACAAAAAAACCTCCGACAGCCGGAGGCTTCTTGCAACGAGCATTCACCTAGTGAATGTTGATCGTGTTGATTTCAACGAGTGCATTCGCCAAAGCGAGTTCTCCGTCGACACGCTCAATGACTCTGAGTCCAACTTGGTATTTTTTCCAAGTGTCCCCTGCTTCGGTGGTCACATCCATTGTGACCTGTTGTCTGTCCCCTATGTAATAGTAAGACAGATCTCCGAATAGAATCTTTCCTGACGGTTGATAGTCAGTAACGAGAATTGGTCGTCCTTTTAACGTTTTCACGTCTCCTTGCAGAGATGGATATAAATAAGCACCTTGTAAGTCCTTACTGTTCTCGAGATGAGCCATGACTCTGCTGTTGATTACCCAAGTTGCGTTTGCACGCAAATTTTCAGGCAATTTGTAATAGGCAAGAGTCAAGTGATCCGGCGTCAAAGCACTACCAGCCGAAATTCCTCTCAAAGTTTCCTGTGAGATACCTTTTGGCTGAGTTGTTCCGTTTCCTGTTAAGAAGACTTTGATTTCTTCGTCAGCGACACGATCTGCAAACCTCTTTCGCAAGAAGTCGAAGATAGAGACCTCTGAATCATCGAACAATTCTCTCGAAGTATAGATGATCGCATTCAAACGGAATGGAGTGAGTGACATATTGCCGAAATCTGCTGTTGACGTGGTGATTGCTTTGTTTTCCGTGCCCCAGTAGACTTTGACATCTGCTGTAAGTTTAGGAATTTCAAGATACTTTCCGTTCATCGGGATCACCGTAGCGAAACTTCTGAAGGATTTAGTAACCAACATTTGCTCGATGATTGTTGCTCTGAATTCGTCAGGGACGAGGTTTCCCCCATCAGTGTCGTTTCCTTCTGCCAGTGCTTTCTTTCGCGTGTCGAAATTAAGCCGATCAATCATAGGCTGATCTTTTTGATAGACAGCCTTGACAAATGCTGAGAATCTTTGCTCTTTGGTCATGTTTTTGATTGCCTCATCGCCGTTTGGATCGGTTGCGTCTTTTCCCTTTCGGTCAACTTCGCCGCCTTTCTCAAGAGCTTCCTTAACGAGATCTTTTACCATCCCAGTAAGACCGGCAGCCAATTCCTTAGCAGCCGCTTTGACTTCATCATCACCTTTTGGCTCATCTTTCGATGACGCCATCTCCGCTTTCAGCTCTGTTACCAAAGCTTTTTCGGTTTCGTCAACACCCTGAAAATCAGGATTTTGCGCAATTTTAGCGAGTAATTTTTCTCTTATTGTTAACATTTTTAGTCCTCCTTATGTCAGACCGCTCTCAATGTATAGAACGTCCCGGAGTCTAGCGTGAGGCTTTTGAGGCTGCATTGACTTCCGCCAACGCTCCTTGAAGCATTTTGGTAGCCTGTCGAATGACGGCTACTGTTTTATTCGAGGTCTTTGCCCCGACACCTAGCTTGGTCTTTTCCGGAGTGCTGTCGCCTCCGCCTTTGTCTTCTTGCGGTTTTTGAGCCGCGATAACGACATCGGTTATAGACTTAGTGAGTTGAGGAAGTATTTTTTCAGCAACTTTTCCGGCAATGGTATCGAGTTCTTTTTCCTCTTTTGCGGCGTCAACTGCTGGAGGTGTTGGTTGATCGTCTTTTGGTTCGTCTTTTTCATCCTTTTCATCTGCATCCTCGGCTTCTTTGACCATAGCATCAAAGCTTCGGGTTCTAAATGAGCGAGCTCTTAACTGATTAAGCGCTTCGGGATTTGCAGGGACCGGCACGGCTGAAAGCTCGAGAAGCTCGTTATCCATAAGAACGGGAGCTTCATCATTCGCATCGGATCGTTGAATCTTATGAGGGATAAAACCAACTGAGAAAGCATTGAGAAACTTTTCCTTGTATTTGCGGAAGATATCGGCTGCAAATGGATCCGCCATGTCGAATTGAATATCAAAAAGAAGTGAATCTCCCTCGACTTTGACTTTCATCGCTTTTCCAATCGGAGGACGATCTTCACCAAATGTAAGGTTATGAGCCCAAAGAATAACGGGATTTTTTTTGAAGTGTTTAAGATCCCAAGATCCTTGATCGATGATTTCGCCATATCGGTCGACTGCTGCTGTTGATCCAACGACTCCGGTCAAGAGACCGTCCGTTTTGTCTGAAACGTCCCTGACGTATGCTTTAGCGAATCGTTTATCTTTCATAGTTATATTCTTATATTACAGTTAAGAAAAGACCGATGTCAATTATCAAGGTTTTGCTTGATCTCTTTCAGTGTATCATCTGTCAACTTTTTCAACAAGAGAGTCCTTTTTGCAGGAAAATTTTTGTCGTCAGAGGAGACAATCGGGATCAAAGTGCATCTGCAATTTGGGTGTAACGGAGGATATCCAACGTCTGCAACGCTGATATTAAGATAAACTTTCTTGCCTTTGTCATTGGTTCCAACAGCCGTGTCTCCCTCATCATAAAAGTTGTCATTGAGCGACAACTGTTTTCCATCAAGCGGCATACACCAAGGGCAAGTCCTCTCGTCTTTGGCTGTTAGCCACTCTTTTTTTTCAACAACCTTACTCTGCTTATATGCCTGCTCGGTTGCAAAGTTGGTCGCTCTGAGAACCTCTGAACGAGCGATTCTTGTTGCTCGATACCCTTTCGCATCATCATAGATTGCCGTGACTCGATCTTTCAGTTGCGGAATTGATTCCTGTTTGCCAACACCTTCGGCAAGAGAGACTCGTAACTGATCGGCTGTCTCATCATTTATAGTGGCGATGAATTTGACACCGTCTTTCTTGAGATACTTTTGAATTGTCGGCGTTTGCATGAGGAAACGACCGTCATCAAGAATAGACTGGATCTGTTGAATGCCCTCGGATTCAATAACGCCTTTTATAAACTCCATGAGCGGACCGGAGAAAACATCAGTATCTTTGATAACCATATCGGCAATGTCAGCGACGTTTGCCTTCACTTTCCCCATCGATTTTGCAGCCCGTTCGAGTTCGGTTTGAATCGCATCCTTAACCTCGCCCTCTTGTCTGACAAATAAATCATTGATGATATGAAGATAACGGACTTCTCGAGTATCAGTTCGACTGACAAGCGTTCTCCAATAGCCCTCTCTGGCATCTTCCTCGATGACATCACCCTCAACAGCCTGCTCTTTTGTGGATAACTTGTTGACAACCTTCTTCCTTGCGACGACTTTCAATAAAAGAC